CTGACATTACTTGGGCTGCGTATACTATCATAATGATAATTCTCAAAGCGTTAGGTTATTCCGTTAACGCGCTAAAGATTGTAAATGGACTTCTCAGTGATTTTATGCACCCATTTGTCAACATACTTGGAGACATAATAATGGCTATGATAACTCCCTCTGGTAAGTTTGGGACAGCGGAAGACAACTCTGTTAAAGGAATTGTTATAATTGTAGTTATCTTTATATCTCATCCTGAGGGTTCAGGCAAAGATCCATTCGAGTTTTTGGTAATGCTTGTTTACGGAGATGATATGCTTGTGGGCGTTCATTCTTCATGCCTTTGGTTTGACAATTTTTATTTTGCTGGAGCGTGTAAGGACCTACTTGGTATGACATTCACCAGTGCAGTAAAGGGTGATCATGAATCACCTCATGTAACCTTGCTCGACGCTAGTTTTCTTAGACGATCTTTTATTCGATCTCCTGAAGGATGGAGAATGCCTTTAACTCTTAATTCCACTGAGAAGACCATAGGGTGGATCTTGCCCTCTAGAGCAGCTAGTGAAGAAGATCAAGTTATGAATGCTTTTAATTCGTTTTTGCGAGAGATTTTTCTTCGTGCGACGAAAGAGAAGTTTAATAACATCCGAGATTGGGGGATGCAGATATTCAAGAATGAATATCATATTGATCACCCCATTCTGCAGAGGTACGATGAGATTTATGATTCTTTGTACGGCCCTGCAACTTTTACGACCGAGTCAATGGCTGTCACGGAGGAAGAACAGCACGATATGGAAGTTCTAATGCGTCGGGCGTTTAGCGAACCCGACATGATTAAGTATCTGTATCGAGAGCATAGAATAGTAGCAACTGTTGTTGTGAATATGCTTATCGCTTACGAAGCGGGAGTAGAAATGAGCCATCTCCCCGTTGTTTTGAATTGGCCCTCTGAATTTAGTTATTATATGAATGGCAAAATTGCTGCTTTGCAGAAGCAATTAGATGCCGCAAAAGAAGAATCTCAATTGGATGAGAAAGAAGAGATTTATCATCTTTCTCGTTCGGAAATTGTTTCTATGTCGCGCTATGGAACTAGTAGCGTTTACAAAAAACATTGTGATGAGGTTCTTCAACAAAGAGCTAAAATTGAAGGCTTGACGCTATCGCTTGCTGTTTTGAAGCGTGCTGCTTTGAGACATCAAAGTTTTAGTTCTGAATCTGCTGAAG